AGCCTTGCAAAATTTTTGATATCGAAATAGAAACTCAAACCTGCTGCTCTTACTTACATTTGTACTTGCTCAACCCCACAAAACATGGAATACCTAACTCATGCGTTCAACCGAATCACGAATTATTTCACTGCTCCGAAGAACTTGGAATACGTCGGAAAGTACTCACTACCTCCCGGCTTGCTACGTCAAAATGATGTCGCAATCTCCAATCACAAAGAGACGCTCTCACGTGCGTTCAACCTCTACCTCTACGAAAATGAAATCGACTTAATTGTCAATCAATACCGAAGAACCGAAGTCAATATTGACTCTATTCTCGAAGATTTCTTTTCTGGTGACGTCGAACAACACGACATACCTTTCGACGATCACGTCGAAAACGGCCTCTCCTGTATGGCAGACGCCTTCCGCCCACCTAAACAGTGCCGACCAGTCCACATCTTGGACGTTAAGCACCATTACCCTTACAAGTGGAACGTCAACGCCGAATCACCTTTCTCAACGGACACTTTCTTCCTTGAAAGACGTGAAACATTTGGATCATTTATATCCAAGCGTGAATACGAACACATAGATAAAGACGATTTCTTTCGCCGTCATCCGAACCTCGATTCTCATGATACCGTACGCGATACCGTCCCACCAAAATTTGGCTTTATGAAGTCAATGATATTTAGTTGGACCCGCCGTTGGCATCACATTATCAAATCTGGTTTCACTGAACTAGGCAACCTTTCTCGCAATGAATACTTGCAGAATCGCTTTATTTTTCCAATGTTACTACATACCAAAACAGCTATCGTCAAGAAAAACGATCCCGACAAGATGCGAACCATTTGGGGCGCACCTAAACCCTGGATCATAGCCGATACAATGTTCTACTGGGAATACATCGCAGTGGTTAAACTTAACCCTGGGCTTGTTCCTATGCTATGGAGTTATGAAACCTTCACCGGTGGATGGTTCCGCTTAAATGCTGAACTCTTCTGCGCTCTACTACGACGTAGTTTCCTCACTCTCGACTGGAAACGCTTCGACAAACGCGCTTACTTCATCCTCATACGCAAAATAATGTACATTGCTCGCTCATTTCTTACATTCGAAGAAGGCTACGTGCCTACTTTCGCTGCTCCTAGTCATCCTGACTGGCATACACATGATCATCCTCAACGTCTTGAAAGACTTTGGCTCTGGACACTCGACAACTTGTTCACTGCACCAATCGTTCTTCCAAACGGAGACATGTATCGCCGTCGCTTTGCTGGAATCCCTTCTGGGTTATTCATCACGCAATTGCTTGACTCTTGGTATAACTACACAATGCTCGCAACCATTCTTAGCGCAATGGGTTTCGATCCTCGCCAATGTATCATCAAGGTACAAGGTGACGATTCGATAATCCGCCTCAACGTGCTTATCCCAGCAGATATGCACAATGCGT